AGCTCTGACACAAGAGCATTCGCTGCAGCAAGTGCCTGCGAAAGCTGATTGTTGTTAGTCGTCAGAGTTGTGATCTTTCCGTTAAGCTCAGTAATTTTATTCTCTAGTTCAGAGGTGTCAGCACCACCGAATTTAATCTTGCGTAGTTCTTCTACGATGTTGCCTAGTTGCACAATCTCTTGTGCTTTAAGTAGTTGGTCTCTAGTTACGTTTGGAGTGCTCATTCTTGACAGTCACATGAAAGGTTATCATCTGTCTCCAAGAGGTGTGAGAGGTAATCGTCAACGTCGGCATCAGCTAGTGCTGCATAAGCATCACTCTTATCCTGAACGTCACCCATCACTTGGAGACTGTAGTACAAGCTTGTTTGAGGAGACTGAAGCCACTCTTCCACGAACGCATTGTCGTAGGTCACCTGATCACTCCAAGAATTGAAGCTGTAACCGTGAAGAAGTCCTGTTTTTTCAAGCATGATCATTAGCTGGTCAGCTACAAGTTTGTAAGCTTCCCAACCAACTTCACTGGCAATTTCTACGTTGCCATATTCAAAGGTTTGGACACCAAAGGTGCCACTATCCCGATCAACTGACCGAGCGATGGGTGGTGCTATCTCAGGACAGCAGGTAAAACCTTCCTGATCCTGGCTGCGATAGCTGCAGGAGGCCGTAGGAGCCACTGCAAAGGCACGAACCATGTCATGGCTCTCAGCAACCTTTGCGGACGCTTCTACGCCATTCTGGATGGCCTTAGCGAGGTTGTGTGCAGGAGTGAAGTTAACAACTTCCTCATTAATATCCTTCAGAGCTTGTCCGAAGTCTGCATAGGAGACACCATAGATTCGCAGAAGGTTTGCCAATCCAAGCATTCCCAACCCAACCTGTTTATCGATGTCGGGAGTAAGATACTCTCCATGTCCTCCCACTCCAGTAGTTGGATGAAGTTTGCAGAGTTCTGACATTCCTTCAACGAAGGCTTTAGGGATATCTTCAAGGGTGCATGCTCCAAGGTTTACATGTTGAAGTAGACAGGTACCACGGCTAGGGAGGTAGACCTCAAGACAAACATTGCCTCGGATCCTCTTCCCATTAGCGTCGTACCGGACTTTGTTTAGCCAGATATCGCCCTTCCGAATCCCTTCGAGGAGCTCGTCNTTGTAGGGATACTCATCCCAGGATTCGGGAGTGATATTGATGCAGCGTTTAACCCAGGGAAGTTCATGACGTGGTGTTTGNATGAATTCGAGAGAGTCAGGGTGATCGATGTCAAGGTGACACACGCAAGCACCGTTCTTATAGGTACCTCCTCGGCGGAGGATTTCATTTAGTGTTGAATAGATCTTGGCAAAGGAGACAGGACCACTTGCGGTCAGTCCCTTACCATTCTCTGATCCTTTAGGTCGAATGTTGGACAGGTGTACAGCGACACCTGCACCATGACGTAGTGCATGAGANACGAATCGCCATGATGCTTCGATCCCTTCAGGACCTTCCATACTATCTTCCACAACGAAGACAGTGCATGAGACAGGGAGACGTGAGGTGGGATCGTCCATCCAGGACTGCACACGTCCAGTACGGGAGATGAGATTGGACATTAGACTAAATCTTGTAAATCAGGTGGTTGATAATTAGGACCTTTGAGAACCTTTCCGTCCTCTCGGTAAACAGGCTTGCCATCAGCACCAAGCTTGCTCATGTTGCTGTTATGAACACGACGCAATGCTTGCTCTAGATCCCAGTCCATGTTCTCAGCGTACTGAGCACACACATAAACAAGATCAGCTAGTTCTTTCAGGCAGTTAGCACGATCAGCAGGATGCATTAGTGTCATCTCCTGATCAGCTTCTAGGAACTCTTTGAATTCCTCAACGATCAAATTCTTCTGTAGCGTACGCCGGCTCAAATCGTTCGGTATAGAGTACGCTCGGCGGAATTCGATTGCTTGGTTCGACAGCAGTGACATTGGCTAGTTCGTCTTCTAAATAGTGGATTGCTTTGACTAGGTCAGCTTTGTAATCATCCTTGTGACCAGCACGGCAGATGTATTTGATTGCGTTACCTAGGTGGAAGGAAAGTCCTTGATCTCGAATAAAATCCCAAACTTGGATATTTCCTCGGGTGTAGTAGTCTGGCGAGTAGGGTGAATAGGCCATTCGGCTAACAATTTTTTGATAGTATTTGAGAGGCAGTAGTTCTGCTTTTGTAATGCCATGAAGACTGTAATCAGATCTTCCTTACTGGCTTCAGGTAGCAGGTCAGCTATCCGTCGGTAGTTGAACTCCTGTTCCATTGTCAACTCCAGCACCGGCATCGGTGGGAGTCCAAAAGATTGGTCGTTCTTGTTTGAGGTCATAGTCATCAGAGGTAAGGATCTTTGCAAGGCGTGCGTTCATTAGAGCAACGTCTTCTTCGAGACCCTTCTCCTTGAATGCTTTGACTATGGTGTCCCAGGTGTAACCGGATTCCTCAAACAGTGCAACAGCACGCTTGACACCAATCCCAGGTACACCTGAGTAGCCATCTGTTTGATCACCAGCAAGGGTCTGAATGAAATGCCATTGCTTACCTTCTTCAGGTGTGATCTCTTTGATAGTGTCCAAGTCATAAAGCTTGCCAGGTATTTGCCGCATGTCTTTGTCGGGTGAACAAATAACATTGTCTGGATAGAGAGTCGCATAGATTCCCATGGCATCATCTGCTTCCAGCGTTGGCATCTTAATTACTTCGTATTCATTTTTAAGTTGTTCGATTACTCGTCGGTATCCGCAGGGTTTCTTCCTGTTGCGGTGTCCTTTGTAGCTCGGGAAGATAGACTTCCGAAAATTGACACTATCACTAAAGAAGAGAATAGTATCGGCGGGATCAAAGAAAGCACCTTCAATTTTTTTTAGCTCCCTTATAGTGTTACTAAATGCTTCTGAAAACTTAGAGACAACGACAATTACATCATCGCCCCAATCTATTTCAGATTCAGCACCAGCACAGGACTTATAGACGATGTAATCAGCATCAATCAGTAGTTTCATTAGTGGACTTCGGCCCAGTTGCTTCCGATCTTTCCTTCGGCTGCGAGTGGGATTCGTAGGTTGTAATAGGCACCGGCTTCTGTAGCCGTAGCTTCCAGATGGGACTTAAGAAAGTTTGCATGTTCGGGATCTGCTTCATATTGCAGTTCGTCGTGGATAAATGCTAGTTGTGAGCAGTAGTAGGGATTGTCATGAGCCATCACCATCCAGCGTTTAGCGATCACTCCAGCAGATCCCTGTAGTAGGTAGTTGAGTGCAACATGCGGTGACGACAAGAGGATCTTGCGTCCATCAATCGCCTTAACATAGCCGCGATCACTCGCGCCTTTAATTGCAACAAGGAGATCAGCAAGTCCAGGAATCGCAGACACAAACGCCTCACGGATTTCTGCACCTTTCTTTTTAGCTTTTGCATTGGGTAGTTGTTTATCATATGTCAAGCCGATCTTCACATCACCTGCTCCATATAAGAAAGCATAGGTGACGTTCTTCACAAGCTTCCTTGTGATTCCTATCTTGTCAGCGTTGGCTTGGTGGATATCTCCATGGAGGAGTTCTCTTCCGAAGTAGTCATCGTATCTGCTGAGGTAGTGACTAAGCATGCGAAGCTCAATGCCACTAAGATCAGCGCCGACCATNACNNGACCCGGAGTTGGTAAAAATAATCTTCGGAATCGTTCATCCGAAGGGACTTGTGCGAGGTTTGGATTTCGATGTGCGCATCTATGTGTAGAGGTAGCGACTGAACAATGGTGATGCAGCCTATGATTCGTAGATAGCTTCAGCCATGCGTTCACGCCTTCGCTGATCATCCCAAGGCTCTTCGTAATCTCCAGNATCCTGTGAAACTGAAGNGCTAGACCAGTGCCATGGTTCTTCAAAGTCGTCTCGTCGATCACTGTCTTCCCTGAAGCAGTCGTCGATGAAACGGTCNTACCATTGTGTGTTGTCAGGATCCATGCAATATGATCTCTCGATGATGGGTTGAATTCTTTCAGTCGAGTGAAAGTGGCACCTTGAAAGTACCCTTGTGTTTTGTTATTTCGCTTCGGAGTAAATTCTGGTCCTGGGACGAAAGGGAACCTTGCTCGAAGTACTTCAGTAATGTCTTGAAGCTCTCGTCGGAGAGCAAGCTCAAGTTCCCGAGCAGCTCCTTCATCAAATCGCCATCCATGGATCTCCTGATCTGTGAGTATTTGCGCAACCTTGTGCTCTAGCGCGACCCAGTCAGGTAAGGCTTGAAGTGATTGCATAGTTTGGTGGTAACGACAACGTCTTGCATGCAGTAGCGCTCCATGTCTTCTGACCATTGTTTCCAGTCAGCAGTCTTTCCGTACTCACCTTTGTATTCACCTAGGCGATAGCCATATGATTCAAGTGAGTGCCTCCCATAGAGCTGAAGAGGCATGTGTTTCCAGTTATGTTTCTTGTCTACATCCAGCATGTTTGGATGGTAGAGACGAGAGAGAACCAAGGTATCTAATACCTCTCCTTCAGGCTCGAAGAATGGGTAGAGTTTCTTGATAACTGGAAGGTCATAGTTAATGACATTGTGTCCTACAATCTGATCCGCTTGGGCAAGGTAGTTAATACCTCGGACAATTGGATCTGTATTGCCTTGATCGTTGTATGTGAGCGTTGTATTGCTCTCAGTATCATGGATGACAATACAGTGGATCTGGGATACATCATGTAGTAGTCCGTCAGTTTCAATGTCAAAGATGAGCATTACTTAGTTTTCCAAACGAATGTCTTATCTTTAAAGGCTGCCTTTTTGACAGCTTCAGGTGTAGGAGGATTAGGGTACTTAAGATCCAAATAGGTGTACCAAGGATGTTTAAAAATCTGTTGTTGCATCGAACTCTTTTTGAGCTTCATTCTCTATGAATCGGTTAGTGGATAGGTCGTATCTGATTGAACAAGCGACACCTGTCTCGCCTGAATAGCGATTTTTGAGGACTCTAATAGTTGTATCAGAGTGTTCAGATCCGTTCTGTTGATCTCTTTCGAGTGCAATAACTGCGTCAGACAACTGAGCAATGCTCGCACTTCCTCGCAGCTGTCCAAGCGTGACTCGTGCTCCTTCTTCATGGTTTTGATCTGATTGCGTACGGCGTAAATGGGAGACAAGAAAGAGAGAAATACCAGTACGCTCAACCAAAGAACGTAGACGAGTCATAGTCTTATCAATCGTCTTCCGCTCATCTCCATCAAGACCAGACAGCAGGATGCTGAGGTGATCAAGGAAGATGATCTTGGTATCAAGTCCAACCGCTAGGTATTCAATACGGTTGTAGATAATGTCAGGGTCATAAGACCCGAAGCCATCAAATAGGTATAGATTCCAATCAGCTAGTGTCTCATCATAGAGAGACATCAGCTTCTCTGAATCATGCTCACCAATGTGCAAGCTTTCGCCTGCAGCACAGCTCATTAGACCGAGAGCAGTGCGCCGATTCGATTCTTCAAGAGCCAGGTAACCGACCCTGTTTCCATCCTGTAGTAGTGAAGCTGCAAAGTTCCTGCAGAATGAGGACTTGCCTGTTCCACTGCCTGCAGTAATCGTAACAAGCTCTCCGTGTCTGATACCATGTAGTAGGTTGTTGAGTCCTTGTTGTCGATACTCATAGTCATTAGGTGGGTTGGGTGTGGTTATCAGTTCTAGTAGAGTTCGGGCATCAACGATGCCATCAGGACGATAAGCAGATGCGTTCCACATAGCACGCTTCAGCGTGTCGTAGTCTTTAGCTTGTAGAGCATCAGACGCATCTTTGTACTTATCCATCCTTGCAATAAAGACTCTACCAGGTGGTAGAACTGATGCTGCCTGTTCAGCCGCATCTCTGCCTGGTTCATCATTATCGAAGAACAAAACTATCTCTTGATAGCCCTGTAAGAACTCAAGGTTCTTTTGTATAGATTTCTTGGCACTTGCAGCACCATTTGGTAGAGAGACATGAGGCCATGTTGGCATGACTTCAGCACCTGAGGCTGCATCGAGTTCTCCCTCGTAAATGTAGATCCTCTTTCCTTTAACAGGGAATAAATGCTGCCCGAAAAAAGATCCATCACACTCACCCTCGTAGTA